AGAGATCTGTCTTTCCACATAATAGATACCCACATCCAAAGAAGAGTACCTAGTGTTCCTGCCATTAAGTCAAATAAGCGCCACTCCACGCCTGCTTGACGAAATACTACAGATACAAGTATACAAACAGTTGCAGCCCATTTTACATACCAGTTAAAGTTTTCACCATACCAAAACTCGTCTGGTCTGTTATTCGAGTCCTTCGATCTTGCCTGTTTCATCATATTCATCCATTAAGTCTTGTATTGAGTCGCACGCCAAATCAACTATTTCCTGAGTTAGTGGTCCTAGTTCACCAGCGTACATTCCGATTACAATTTGATCGTCAATCTTTTCACGATTAATTTTTCCATCTACAAGAGGAAAGTGAAGTTTGTTTTGAAGAATATCAAGAGCTAAAGCAGCTGACTGCGAAGCTGCAGCACGGTCGTAATCGTTAGGTTCTCTGTTCATGGTTTTTCCTTTGAATTTTATAGTACCATACTATACTATTTAAGGTGTACTGTCAACCATTAATCTATTACAGAATCAAATTTTTTCCATGTTACAGGTGGTGGTAGCAACCTATCATAAGAATCTATATGGTTCCGAACGATTAATAGATCCCCTGCTACGCAGAATCTAGTTTTTAATAGTTCTTCCTTTGTATTAAACCCAAGTATACCAGAACCTTTGTCACCATCTTCTAGTTTAAGATCATGATCCATGTCAGATGGGAACACATATAGCATACCTTCTTTAACAGGAAGGTGCATGACACGGGCATTAATCGCATCCCAGTGCATTGCATTCGAAGCAAAAAATCTAGAGTGTGGTTCGTTGGGGTGTTTGTGACGAGGATCAAATAACATTAGATCTCGTTCTTTACCTTCGGCTATATGGGGATAGTACACAAACGAAATATGATTTTCTTCGTGATTATGTTGACGCATTCCAGATTGATCTGTCACATTAAAAAAGCATTTTGTCACCATAACATCAGAGTTGTCACGTTTTACGTGCAAACATGACAAATAGTAATCTACTGCTGGCATGAGAACCTTTTCAAAAAAGAACTTTGTTCCAGGTTCTTGGTGCAAACCTTCGAAGCCTAACCAATCATGAGATTCGCCTTTTTTATTTGAATGCTTTAAGTATAAATCAAACCAAAGATCTTTTTCCCAATTAGGAACCTCGCGATGATCTTCAGTTACAACGGTTGGAAATAATAAAATTCTGTCCATATCTAATCCCACAAATTTTCATAATATTTACCAAATAATCGGAATCCATTGCTCATTCTTTTTTGGTGTGCTTGTCGGCCTTCATCATCTGTCCATTCAAAATAACCGCCCAACATGCTGCCATCCTCGCTCCGAATATATGGACCATAATAATCTCCTTCCCAATAATCTCTGCATTTTTGTTCAAAGGCCCAGATCATTTCATCCATAATCCAATTCCAACGATCAAAAAACTTTTCGTCAGTTTCGCCGTTTGACCAAAATGCTTTGCTTTCTGGATCGTTTATTCGCAATTCTTCTGGCACATCAGTCATATCGACGTTTGGCGCACCGTGTTTAGTTTCTTTTAATTGTTTGAGCATTGGAAGTATAATCGGCGCAAGAGTATGATCCATGCTCCAAGTATCATAATTGTGAATCTCAATTTCTTGAGTTTGATCTTCTCCGTCTTCATAAGGTCCGATGTAAACGCGCATTATATAAAGGTCTCCCAGCTTGGATGTTTAATAGCATATTCCATTTGCTTTCTTTTACGAACCAACTCCCAATAACCTGGTCTATATGGTTTATAAGTTGGCTTCCATCCATGAATTTTATTGCCTTTAGCTCCATTGCATTTTTGGCAAGCAGCTACGATGTTTTCCCAATTTGTTTTACCACCTCTACTAAGTGGAAGCACGTGATCAAGTGTGAGATGCTGTCTAGAAAATTTGTGATTGCAATACAGACACGTATATTGATCCCGTAAAAAAAGGTTAGACTTTGAAAATCTAACCTCCGTTTTTTTCTTAATGTACTCTTTCATCATAATCACTGCGGGAACTTTAGTTTCCCAACTGGGACTCCGAACCATCCAGTCGTCGTACCACTCAAGAACATCACACTTGTCATGGTACATATAGCGGATAGCTTCTTTCCAATCGATAACACTAAGAGGGAGGTAATTTACGGGCTGGGCATCTGCGTTTAGAATTAATACGTCAGACATCTAATAAGACTCCTTTATAAAATCTATTACCCAACCATATTTATTACTTATAGTCCTCGTTGCGAATACAAATTAACTGTATTCTGTTTTTGTCTTCTGGTAATTCGTATTCCCAGATATATTCTCTTTCATCAAAGCAATTATAGATTGTATCAAACTCTCCCATGTTGGTAGCTTCTGGTACACCTGAATTAATTGCAATGAATACTAGCATCCACATAATTTTACCTTTTGTTGTTGGTGCTCCCACCCGGACTCGAACCGGGACGCCTATCGGCAGGAGATTTTAAGTCTCCGATGTCTACCAATTCCATCACAGGAGCTTTTTTGGCCTGCCCTGTAGGATTCGAACCTACGACCCACAGCTTAGAAGGCTGTTGCTCTATCCAGCTGAGCTAAGGGCAGTTTTCTATATTGGCCTTATTTGCCTTGGCCTCGGTATTTTTTATAACCGTTCTTTTTGCCTTTGTTCATAGACGACATCTTAGTGTTGCGTCGTCCAATTGATGTCTTTTTGTTGTTTTTAGTTTTTACACTCTTTAAAATAGCAACTGCCACTTTAGTCTTCTCCCATTTTATTTAATATAAATTCCATAGCCAATTGAGGAGTATAACTTAATGCTATCCAAGCTGGCCAGAAAATCATGTTATATAATACTACATCAAACCAATTCATCTGTCAACCTTTCTTTAAAAATTTTCATAAAGATTGCTACTTTTATTTATAGCAGTGTGGATAATTTTCCATTTAATCCAAGATTCCATACAGTGATCTTCATCCCAAAAGATAAGATTTATAAGCCAGCACAGATTCCATTTTCCATCTTTATACCTTTGATATTGAGTTGCAGAGAATGTTTGGTTACTTTTGCCGCCAAGGAAAACATTTAAGAAAATTGACCAGGCGATCAATAGACGTTTAAGATAAGCTTTCATAACTCATCAAGGTCCTTTTCAAACTGGCTTTTAGGTGTTTCCTTCAACCAATATTTAGTTTCTTTTTCAGCCTCTTTGATTTCTTTAGCTAACTCTTTTACCATTTCATCGGTCAAACTCATAATATTAATACGAAGGAGTCGATCAACGTCAGCATCAATTGCCGATGTTACCTCAAGAATCTGCTTACCAACGGCAGCTTTCTTTTGATTTTTGAATACGATCTTGTCGTCAAGCACTGCCTGGATAAATTCCATTTTAACTTTTAGCCAGCGGGCGAGTTCTTTTGCTTCTTCAAGACGCTTTTCAATTCGCTGTTGTAGAATTCCTAAACGGAATGTGCAAAAATCAGCAATCAGTTCTTTTGGATCTGAGTATTCGCGAAGCTTACCGTCAGGACCAATTACCGTCAAGTTTTCACTGAATGACTTACTTAGTTTGAATTTAGAAATGATTTTAGCATCATTCCAAGTAGCCGATATATTTTGTTTTAGTTTAACTTCGAAGTTAAAACCTTGCTTATCACAAAGGTCGTCATATGATACGATGTCGCCATCATCTTCTAGTTTATCAAGGATCTTAACATAGGACTCACGGTCCATGCCATAAGGTACATCAGTAATTGAAAGTACTGTTTTGCTTTTCTTTTCATATACACCATAACATATATGTTTACCTTCTTCTTTATTGTACTCAACGTGACCTTTAAAGTCTGGGAAGTGTACGAGAAGTTCGTCCTTAATAGTACCACCTTGTAAAAACTGGCGACATGAACGAGAAAGTGCATTTGGATCTCGTGGAAGGATGTTGGTCGCAAAACCGGTAGCAATACCTTTGGTTCCATTAGCCAATACCAAAGGAATGACTGGTAGATAATATGCCGGAGGCTCGTGCTCCGGATCATCGTGGGCCGGGGCCAGGTCAGCGTCGCGTATATATCGCTCAAAGTTTTCGCTTAAGCGTGTATAGACATACCGTGGTGCACCTGCTTCTTGTACTAGTCGAGTACCGAAAGAACCACGCCCTTCGACTAGGCAGATGTTGTTGTTCCACGTCGCGGCCATAAGCTGACCGGCCCCGGCGGCAGATGCCTCTCCGTGATTGTATCCATAGTCTGATATAATACCTGCAACAGCGGACACCTTTTTAAAGTCACGCTTCGAGTTGAGGATACTGCTATAAAGATAGAATCGTTGGACAGGCTTTAACCCATCAATCATATTTGGAATTGCTCGAGATTCCACAGTGTACATTGCAAACGACAACCACTCATTCTTCGCAACTGAAGAAATTGGATATTCATTTGTAGCAGATGTAAATTCAAGTAAGCTCATAGCAATTCCTCATTTGATATAGACTATACTAACATGGTTTTAGTCAACTGTCAACCAAAATATTTGTCTAACATTTCTAAAACATCATCGTATTTTGCAATTTCAAGGATTTCCTGTTCCATAGCTTCGAAGACATCAGGGTGTTCACCAATGCCAGCTGGATTGTTAAGGTATACCTCGACATTCATTTTATGTTTTTGGATGTGGCCATGCGCATGAGCACGCAATGCTTTAATCATTACTTGTTGATCTAGTGCCATTAGTCTAACTCCTCATTCTGGTTAAATTGAATTCGCATGTCCTTAAGATACGGATCGCATCCTGGACCTTCTAGCCTGTTTTGAAGCCACATTTCAAAGTCATCTTTATCTTGAAATGTTCTAGAAAATTCAACAGTTTCGTTTGGTAATTCTCTATTAAAAGTTACTACTACTTCAGCAAAGGCCGGTGTTGATAATAGTAAAGTTGCTGCTATGATATTTTTCATATGTCCTCCCTATTGGAACATGTAGTTTTTACGAAGTTGGGAGTCCTTTCCAAACATCATTTGGAAGATACTGGCATCATCAACCGTGACAGTATCGTAAGTTGGTTCATTGATAATTACAGAATACTCGTCTTCAGTCAATGAGCCAAGTCCTTTAATATAGCGATGCTTCCATCCACTATTATTTGATTTAAACTCAGAAGCCTCTTCATATGTATAGAACCACTTGACATCTTTTCCTTTGGTGGAAATCATAATCGGAGTACGTGTAATTTTGACACGCTTTTCAGTCAATAGCCGAGGCCAAAATTTGTAAAAGAATGCTATAAGCAGTGGACTGATATGGCCGATACCATCGTGGTCAGCATCGGTTAGAGTAGCAATATCTTGGTAGGTCATTTGATCTACACTGTTAGGATTGTTAATGTCCAATCCAAGTACAGATACCAATTCACTTAGTTCTTTGTTCTTCAACACGTCAGCGGGTTTCATATCCCAGGTATTCATAATCACACCTCGAAGTGGATATGCACCAACCTTATTAGGGTCACGTACTTTAAGAAGGAATCCCATAGCTGAGTCACCCTCAACGATTTTGAGTGTTGCATCGTCTTTGTTTGCCGCAATGTGCTTAGCTACTTTAACCTTACGCAATTTCTTTTGTGCAAGAGTAGCAGCTCGCTTGTCGGCGGCTAGCTTTTTAGCCAATTGAGCTTCGATGATTGGCTCAATAATTGCTGGTGTGTTTAAAATCTTTTTAGCAAAGAAGTTAGCCTCACGAATGCCAGAGGCAATTGCATGTTCTCTTACATTTGCCGCAGTGTTAGTCAATCGTTCTTTTGTCTGACTATCAAACTTCGGATTGGTAAAGTTACGTGCGAACATGACGAACGTGAGGCCATTCTTAATTGTTGACTTGACAACTTCAATCTTATGCTTACGCTTAATCATGATCATCAATTCGTCAACAATGGTGTTTGTAATGAAGTCAACATATGAGCCACCTTGGCGCGTGTTTACTCCATTCACAAATGAATTTGTACGGAAGCCATCTTCGGATGAACCAATAAAAAAGGAGAGATTGTCAGTTTTCTCAATGATGGCTTCCTCAGTAAACATCTCAGAATATCTTTTAAGGTTGTTTACCTTAATCTTTCGCTTGTTAAACGAGAAAGTGATTTCTGGGAATGCCAACTGTAAACTTGTAAGGCGATCTTCAATTAATGCAATGGTATCAAGATCTTCGAGGCTATTACATTCAAATAAGCTAAAATCTGGTGTAAACCAAACTTCAGTACCATTACCTTCTTTTGCTGTGTTCTTTTCACGAACGTCTTCAGCACCATTCTTACATTCGACGGTAAGCATCGATCCATTAGACCATGTTTTACCTACGAACTTTGAAGATAGAAAGTTGGTAGCTGCTGAGCCAACGCCGTTGGTACCAATTGTGACTCGGTTGTCGTCAAAACTTGTACCAGCATTTACTCGAGTCCAGGCAGCCGTAGCACGAGCAATCTTAGTATCAGTGGTTTCATCATAGACTAACTCTTGTGGAATACCACGTCCGTTGTCAGTAATGATGATCTTATCACCTGTTACAGATACATTGATCTTGTTAGCATATTTAAAGTTAGTACGAATAGCCTCGTCGATTGAGTTGTCAAGGATCTCATCAATCATTTTAGATAATGCTGGGACGTACTCAACCATTTGCCACTTGCCCATAAGGAAGCGTTCAACGGGTTCTTTTGCTGAGGATCCCATATACATGCCAATGCGCTCTCTGACGTGCTGGCGTGCTGTTAAAATTTTAAAGTCTTCACTCAAAGTTCTATCTCCTTGATAGCATTACTAGTACATCATATCAGGTAATTTTACAAATGTACAGGACTTTTTTAGATTAATCCAATCCAATGAGTACAATCGTCACATGGGTCATCGAATTGATAACATCGATAGTCGTCCAATAGCCGTGCCTTTCGGTTGTTGCGAGTTATTTATAAATAGTTCTATACTATTCTTAATGAACTGTCAACCAGGAAAATGATATGATTACAAATTATTTAGCACCAACCTCATTCCAGGTGACCATCGGCCGCATGCCAAACGTTGAGTTTTTTGTCCAAAGGGCTAACATTCCAGCGTTGACAATGAACCCTGTAGAAACGTCTAGCCCACTCAATACTTATTACGCAACACCAGATCGCATTTCTTACTCTGATTTTGATTTGAGTTTTGTTGTAGATGAGAACATGGAGAACTACCTGGAAGTCATGAAATGGATGGAAGGTCTAGGAACTCCTCAGTCGTCTGACCAATATAAAGACATCAAAGCAAGTGATGATGGCACAGTATCAGATATCACTTTGGTTATTCACAACAGCCATAAAAATCCTGCACACCGTGTAGTCTATAAAAATTGCTTTCCTATCTCTATCTCAAGTGTACCTCTCAACATTGTAAATCAGGACATAACTTATCCTGAAGTTACCGTCACTTTTAGATATGACGACTTTACCATCGAAAATATTTAGGTTGACAGTATAACAATTCTGTGGTAGAATATATTATGAAATCATGTGGAGAAGTATGTAATGAGCACAGAAGATATCAGTGAACTCTGGTCCGAAGACTGCAAAATCGACGATACAAATTTGGCTCGAGAGTCTCGTCGTATTCCAGAGTTGCATAACAAATATTACACACTATATTATAAGGAAGTACTTCGGATCAAAAAACTGAAGGCTGACTATAAGCAACTCGAGATCGACAAACGTGAATGGCTCGACGGCTCAATGGCCGAAGAAGATCTTCGTGATCGTGGATGGAGACCATATCAGAAGAAAATCCTTCGTAACGATATGGATAAATATCTACAAGGAGACAAGGATATCATCACCTTAAGTCTCAAAATAGATTACCATACTGAACGTGCAAAATTTCTTGAGGATATTGTCAAAACGATCCACAGTAGAAACTTTGTAATTAAGAATATTCTGGATGTGATGAAGTTCCAGGCTGGAGGCTACTAAATAATGTCTGACGTGATCACGGTCGAACCAATTAATGCTGTACATATGAAGGTTACGAGCGAGCCCGGGTTGCGTCAAGAACTCATGAACTATTTTGCGTTTCAGCCTAAGGGATATCAGTTCAATCCAGCTTATAAGAATCGTGTTTGGGATGGTTATATCAGACTTTACAATCCGTTGAAACCAGTACTATATGTTGGTCTTCTCCCATACCTTAAGAAATTTTGTGACGATCGTGATTATCCACTGAACATCACGGATAACATGTATGAAGATGAGAACGTTCCAGAAAACTATGGATATGAAATAGCAGAAGAAATTGGTTGCAAGTTTAAGCCACGTGATTATCAAAACGATTACATCGTTAACGCTATTAAACACAATCGTTCATTGTCGCTATCGCCAACATCGTCTGGTAAATCTCTTATCATCTATCTTATCCAACAGCATTATTGGAGAGCTTATGAGCATAGAACACTTATCATCGTGCCAACAATCAGCTTGGTGCATCAAATGGCTGGAGACTTTACAGACTACGGATGTACCGACGAGATTTATAAGATCCAGGGTGGAGTGGATAAACACACAGATGCACCAATTGTTATTTCAACGTGGCAGTCACTCATAAAACAACCGAAAGAATGGTTTGACCAATTTAATGTAGTACTCGGCGACGAAGCTCATCAGTTCCAAGCAAAATCACTTCAGAAGATTATGGAAAAAATGACTGATTGTTACTATCGTCACGGATTCACGGGTACACTCAAATCAGACGAAAGCAAGACTCACCGACTGGTTTTAGAAGGATGTTTCGGTGGAGTTAAAAGATTCGTAAGCACAAAGGATCTGATGGACCAAGGAACAGTAGCAGATTTCAATGTCAAAGCAATTGTTCTAAACTATAAAATGGATGTTCGTAAAGATTTTAAATCGGCACTGAAAAAGCTAGACTCATCATCAAAGAAATACCCAGCTGAACGTGAGTTCATTACAAACAATCACAAACGTAATATCTTTATTCGCAATTTGTTGTGGTCTCTAGAAGGTCAGAACAATTTGATTTTGTTTGATTTGGTTGAAAAGCATGGTAAGGTCTTAGAACCTCTCCTTCGGAGAGACGATCGTCAACTACATTTCATTTATGGTGGAACAAAAGGTGATGAACGTGAACGTATTCGTAATTTAGTAGAAAATGATCCAGTTAAACAACATGATATCCTTGCAAGTTATGGAGTGTTTTCTACCGGTGTTAACCTAAAACGACTTGATAACGTGATCTTTGCTTCTGGTTCTAAATCTGAAATTAAAGTATTACAATCAATTGGTCGTACTTTACGTAAAGGGAATGGATCTGATAAAGCTACTCTTTACGATATTGCTGACGATCTTTCTACTGGAAATTTTGAGAACTACACTCTTCGTCATTTTAGAAAGCGGATAGAAATCTACGGGAACGAACAATTCACGTTTAAGATCTATAATGTAGATATCTAAAGCATAGTAGTTGTTTTGTTGTTGATAAATCAAATTATAACGGGTACTCGCTGGCTGTCAACCAAAACCTGCAAAAAAATTCATCAAAAAATCCTGTACATATCAAGCATATGGTATAGTATTAATTCATAGGAGGTACTTATATGGCACGCAAACAACAGTATGTTAACAACAAGGACTTCCTGGAAGCACTCAAAGTGTATCAAGCAAAATGCCGTGAAGCTGAAGACCAAGGTGAAGGTATACCTCGCGTCCCAGACTACATCGGTGAATGCATTTACAAGATTGCAACCAGGCTAGCTACTAAACCAAACTTTTCAGGATATTCTTTCAAAGAAGATATGATTTCAGATGGTATCGAAAACTGTCTGCAATACATTAACAACTTTAATCCAGAAAAATCTCAAAACCCATTTGCTTACTTTACTCAAATCATTTGGTACGCATTTCTACGGCGTATTCAAAAAGAGAAAAAGCAGATGTATATTCGCTACAAATCATCTCAACAAATGATTGCAGCCGGCAACACATATGATACTATGGCCGGAGAAGAACTGCAACTCAATTTAAATGTTCAGGCTGACTACATCAACGATTTCATTAAAGACTTCGAAGATAAATTGCAGAAGGACAAAGAGAAAAAGGTAGCGAAAGAATGAAGATTGCAATCGTAACAGATATGCACATAGGAGTACGTGGTGACTCACAAATTTTTGCCGACCATCAAAAGAAGTTCTTTTCAGAAGTATTTTTCCCTCATTTGGACGAACACAATATTAAAGTTGTATTTGACCTTGGTGATACTTTTGATCGTCGTAAGTACATTAACTTCGTTTCTTTAAAGCGAGGTAAAGAGTTCTTTTTTGACGAGTTAGCAAAACGTGGTATTGAATATCACGCTCTTGTTGGTAACCACACTACTTACTATACTAATACCAACGACGTAAACAGTATGGACTTGCTTCTTCAAGAATATGATAATTTCCATATTTACGAGAATGAAGCAAAAGAGTTGACAATGGGCTCAACTAAGTTTATTATGGTTCCGTGGATTAATAGAACAAATGCTGAGTCGATATTTGAGCAAATTCAGAACTCTACAGCTCACGTACTTGCAGGCCACCTTGAAGTCAAAGGATTCGAGATGATGAAGGGTCAGTTATGTACACACGGTGTTGACATGAAGAAGTTTTCTCAATTTGAGCAGGTATGGTCAGGGCACTTCCACCATCCTTCTCAGCATGGAAACATTAATTATCTTGGTTCACCTTATGAAATGACTTGGTCAGATTATCAGGGTCGCCGAGGTTTCCACGTGTTTGATACTGAAACTCGAGAGCTTGAAAGATTTGACAATCCATTCCAAATCTTCCACAAGATTGATTATGACGATACAGACATGACAGTTGATGATGTTGCAAATTTGGATTTAAGTAATATTCATAACGCGTTTATTAAAGTAATTGTAAAGAATAGAACCAATCCATATATTCATGACATGTTCATCAATCGTCTTGCAAACGAAGGTGCGGCTGACGTTAAGTCTATTGAAGATACTTTGAACTTTGAGTCTGAAGGCGTTGAAGAAATACTAGACGAAACAAAGGATACAATGACAATCCTTCACGGATATATCGATAGTTTAGAAACTCGAGTAAATAAGGCAAGTGTCAAAACAGTAATTGATGACTTGTATAATGAGGCTATAAATTTATAATGAAAATTCTGTTTAAGAAACTGAGATATAAAAATATATTATCTACTGGTAATACATTTACTGAAATCTTATTGAACCGAAAGCCAACAACTCTTGTAAGTGGATCTAACGGAAG